CATCTATGCACATAAAAATATATCAGTTCCTGACAATATCAATGGGTTAATAGAGTGTAGTTCTAGAATTAAAGGTTTCTTTGATTTAATTCCACATTTAATTCATAGGCATATTTCAGAATCATCTGTGAATATCGATAATATTATTACTAGTATAAATGGCGTGGTTGGTGAACTGAATTCAATAAATAAAAAGTATATAGACAATATTAAAATTGAATTAAATAAAAACACTTAACGATTTGAAGTTTAACTTTCTGATGGTCATAATAACCAAAGAGGTGATGATTATGACTATCAAAAGACCAAGAAAGAAACCTGCACGACAGCCAACGCCTATCAACGACAAGATGGAACGTTTCTGTCAGGAATATATCAAATCCCCCGATAATCAAACTGATGCTGCAATCTCTGCTGGATATGCTTCTGGCAGTGCTTGCAAACGCGCATCACAGCTAATGGCTGATCCCCGTATTCAAGACCGTATCGCACAACTTATGCAACAGCGTAATAAGCGCACAAAGATGAGTGCTGACAATGTTCTCAAGCGTTTGGTCGATATGCTTGATGCGGATATTGCCGATATTCTCAATGAGAAAGGTGATATTAAACCAATATCTGAATGGTCACCTATTTGGCGTAAAAGTGTTGCTGCTTTCGATATCATCGATATTGACGGTGATACACGTATTAAAAAAGTAAAGTTACTGGATAAAATCAAGGTGCTTGAACTGATTGGTAAGCACGTTGATATCAATGCCTTTAGAGACAGGGTACAGGTCGATGTAAACGTATCATTGGCTGATAAGTTGGCATCTGCTCGTAAACGTGCTCAGCAAGGGAGCATTGAGTAATGTCAGAAGCTTTGCAGAAGTCACCAGAAGAACAACTCATTGAAGATATCGCATCATTTACGCATGATCCATTAGGCTATGCGTATTACGCATTTCCTTGGGGTGAAGCTGGTGGAGAGCTTGAAGAATACAATGGCCCTCGTCAGTGGCAAGCCGAAGCATTAAATGAAATCGGTGAACATCTACGCAATCCAAAGACACGCCACCAGCCATTGTTACTTGCTCGTGCTTCTGGGCATGGTATCGGCAAATCTGCCTTTATTTCAATGATCATCAAGTGGGGTATGGATACCTGCGAAGATTGTAAGGTTGTCGTCACGGCTAACACCGAAAATCAGCTACGTACTAAAACGTGGCCAGAAATAGCGAAGTGGCAACGCCTATCACTGACTAATAATTGGTTTACTTGCACTAAGACAGCTATCTACTCAAACGATCCTAATCATGCTAATGCTTGGTGTGCTGATGCGGTACCTTGGTCAGAGAACAATACAGAGGCATTCGCGGGACTTCACAACAAAGGCAAGCGTATTATCCTCGTGTTTGATGAAGCGTCTAACATTGCCGATCTGGTATGGGAAGTGGCAGAAGGGGCGTTAACGGATGAAGGTACCGAAATCATTTGGATAGCATTTGGTAACCCAACCCGTAATACAGGGCGCTTTCGTGAGTGCTTTCGTAAGTTTAAACATCGTTGGAACACCAAGCAGATTGATAGCCGTACCGTTGAAGGTAGCAACAAAGAGCAGATTAAAAAATGGGAAGAGGACTACGGCGAAGATAGCGACTTCTTTAAAGTCCGTGTTCGTGGTGTGTTCCCGTCAGCATCAGATTTGCAGTTTATCCCAACAGGCTTAACCGATGAAGCCATGAAACGCATTGTCACACAAGCTGAAGTTGCTCATGCGCCTGTAATCATTGGTGTTGACCCCGCCTATTCTGGTATTGATGATGCGGTGATTTATCTGCGCCAAGGTTTATTCAGTAAGTGCTTGTGGACGGGCTTTAAAACAACTGACGATGTTGTTATGGCAAAGCGTATCGCTGACTTTGAAGATCAATACAAGGCTGATGCTGTTCATATCGACTTTGGATATGGTACCGGCATTCACTCCATTGGAACAAGTTGGGGTCGTGTGTGGCGTTTAGTTAAGTTTGGTGGTGCATCAACAGATCCACAAATGCTAAACAAACGCGGTGAAATGTATAACAGCGTTAAGACATGGCTAAAAATTGGTGGGGCTATTGATGATCAGGAAACCGCAGATGATTTGTCATGTGGTGAATACAAAGTTCGTGTTATTGATAGCAAGATTGTACTAGAAGATAAAACAGAAATTAAAAAGCGTCTTGGTCGTTCACCGGGTAAAGGTGATGCACTAGCACTGACATTCGCCTATCCAGTTACCAAAATAGATAGAAATTACACCTCACCTCATTCTGGTGTTAATGTCAGCAATTCAGATTACGATCCATTCGCATAAAAAAAAGCCCTCTGGAGTAGAGGGCAAACAGTCCTAAGGTAAAGCACGCTGTCGTGGTAACAATACCGAGAAAAAATGCAGTGGCATCGCATAACCAAAATGGTAGTTAAAATTTTCAATATTGTCAAATAACATGTATTATTAATTTAATATGCAATATTGGTTAATTATAAAGGTGTGTCGATATGTGTAATCCATTTGGCAATACTCCAAAAATTACAACTCCTCCTGCTGTTCAGGCAGCACCTCAAGAACAAGATGCGGCAGTAACAGGTAGTCGTGATGATGAAATGCGTCGTCGCCGTGCAGCCGCAGGTCGTAAGTCTACGTTACTAACAGGTGCGCAGGGTGCGACAAGTTCAGCATCTACCAGCGGTAAAACCTTACTTGGTCAATAAGGGGTGACTATGTCAACGCCATTGAAACAACAGCTACTGCAACAACTTAATCAGTTGGAAACAGAGCGTAGCTCATTTGAACCGCATTGGCGTGAATTGTCAGATTTCACTCGTCCTCGTAGTACGCGCTTTACTGCATCTGAGGTTAATCGAGGTGATCGTCGTAATAGTAAGATCATTGACCCTACGGCGTCTTTAGCTTCATCGGTGCTTTCAAGTGGCATGATGTCAGGCATTACAAGTCCTGCTCGTCCTTGGTTTCGTTTAGCGACACCTGATCCTGATTTAATGGATTATGGCCCTGTAAAACTTTGGCTAGAAACCACAGAACAACGCATGAACGAAGTGTTCAATCGTTCTAATCTCTATCAGTCATTACCGTTGATGTATGGGGATTTAGGTACCTTTGGCACTGCAGCAATGGCAGTTGTTGAAGATAGTCAGCGTATTATCCGTACCGTTCATTTCCCTCTTGGCAGTTACTACATTGCGAATAGCCCAAGCCTGAGTGTTGATGTTTGCTATCGCAAATTTACGATGACCGTTCGCCAGTTGGTAATGGAGTTCGGGATTGATAGCGTTAGCGACACTGTTAAATCAATGTGGAATTCAAGCCAGTACAGCCAATGGGTTGAAGTGGTTCATGCCGTATATCCAAACCTTGAACGACAAACAGGAAAGTTAGAGGCGAAGCACAAGCCTTTTAAATCCGTTTATCTTGAAGTGGCGGGTGATCACGAGAAAGTGTTACGTGAGTCTGGCTATGATGAATTTCCTATCATGGCGCCACGTTGGGAAGTCAATGGTGAAGATGTTTACGGTTCATCTTGCCCTGGTATGTTGGCGTTAGGTGGTACTAAAGCACTTCAATTAATGCAAAAGCGTAAAGCGCAGATGATTGATAAGCTGACCAATCCACCTTTACAAGTGCCAGCCTCATTAAAAAACCAACGGGTAAATACCATACCCGGAGGCATTAACTATCTTGATGAGGCAAATCCTACTAATAAAATTCAAACGATTTTTGATGTTCAACCCGTAGCATTGAAAGCACTACTTGAAGATGTTCAAGATACCCGTCAACTGATTGATACAGCTTACTTTGTCGATTTATTCCGCATGATGCAAATGGTGAATACGCGCTCTATGCCGATTGAAGCCGTTGTTGAGATGCGAGAAGAGAAGCTATTGCAATTAGGGCCTGTTCTGCAACGCCTTGATTCTGAGTTACTCGACAAACTGATTAATCGCACTTTCTCAATCTTAGTAAATAAAAACTTACTTCCCATTGCACCTGATGAAATGCAGGGAATGGATCTAAAGGTTGAGTACATTTCTGTAATGGCTCAGGCACAGAAAGCGATTGGTGTTGGCAGTATCGAACGCTTTGCTGGCTTTGTTGGCAATCTGGCAAAAGTTAAGCCTGAAGCCCTTGATAAGCTTAATGCTGATGATGCCATTGATAACTATGTATCAGCAATTGGTGTTTCTCCAACTATCGTTGCAACCAATGAGCAAGTACAAGCCATACGTCAACAACGACAAGCACAGCAACAACAAATGGCTCAGATGCAAATGGCGCAGTCCGCTATTGATGGTGCTAAAACCCTCAGTGATACCAATCTTGATAATGATAGTGCCTTGTCCGCTATGGCTGGTGGAGGTGCTCAATGACACATCCATTCGATGCGTATGAAGACGAGAGAATTGCTCGCACTGAATACGATATTCAACAAAAAAATAGGCAAGAGAAAGAAGAACAACAGCTAAAAGAGGTTATGTCCACAGAAGCTGGGCGTGCTGTTATTTGGCGTTTGATTTCTGACTCTGGCGTATTTCGTAGCTCTTTTTCTAACGATCCCTATGCAATGGCATTTAGAGAGGGCGAACGTAACTATGGGTTAAAAGTTTTCAATCAATTACACCAAGTTTGCCCTGAGCTTTATGCGCAAATGGCAAATGAAGCAACTACACCAAGCGTTTAACAAGGGGAGAAACAGTCATGAACTTATGGCAAAAATTAATTATGCGTCGTTTGTATAACGAGCAACACAGCGAGGGAGGTGAAGGCGGTGGCGGTACAGCAACGGAACCTACTCAAGAAACATCAGCAACAGATAAAAATGAGCCACCAGCAAATAGTGATGATCCTACTAAAAGCACTGAAAAAGAGAATGGTGGAGAGCAGGGCAAGTTGGCTGATAAGAAAAATGATGCCAATAAATCAGATGTAGGTGCGCCTGAAAAGTATGAATTTAAAGCACCAGAAGAAGGGCAAGAGCTTGATAAAGGTGCATTAGAAGTCTTTGAGCCGATTGCTCGTGAGCTGAATTTAAACAACGAACAAGCGCAAAAACTGGTTGATGTTTATGGCTCTAAAATCATGCCTGCTATTCAGAAACAAATCAATGATGGTTGGCAAAAGCAGACTGAGCAATGGGCTGAAACTGTTAAAGCAGATGAAGAATTAGGATCAAATGAGTCTATTGGTGCAGCACAAAAGGCATTAGATACCTATGGTTCTGATGATTTGAAATTGTATTTAACAGAAACAGGGTTAGGTAATCACCCAGAGATTATTCGGGCTTTTGCCAAGATAGGCAAAGCAATGTCAGAGGACGGTCTTGTCACTGGCAACAGTAACGGCAGTAAAAGTGCTGCTGATGTTTTATTTGGATAACAAAGAGGAAATAACATGCCTGCTTTAACTCTCGTTGATTGGGCTAAACGACAAGGCCCTGACAGCAAGCAAGCGAAGATCGTCGAATTGCTGAATCAGTCTAATGAAATTCTTGATGATATGGTTTTCGTTGAAGGTAATTTACCAACAGGCCACCGTACAACCGTTCGTACTGGTTTACCATCTGCAACATGGCGCTTGCTTAACTATGGTGTTCCGCCTAGTAAATCAACTACAGCACAAGTAACCGATACAACGGGTATGCTGGAAACTTACTCTGAAGTTGATAAAAAACTGGCTGATCTAAATGGTCAGAAAAATGAGTTTTTACTGTCAGAATCTCTTGCATTTATTGAGTCAATGAATCAGGAAATGGCAGAAACTTTAATTTATGGTGATACATCTGTACATCCTCAGCGCTTTACGGGTTTAGCCGCACGCTTTAACGATATGAAAGCGAAGAATGCCGTCAACATTATTGATGCTGGTGGTACTGGTAGTAACTTAACTTCTATTTGGTTAGTGGTATGGGGTGAAAATACGGTTCATGGCATTTTCCCTAAAGGTTCTAAAGCAGGTTTAGAACAAAACCATTTAGGTGAAGTGACGTTACAAGATGATAATGGTGGTAAATATCAGGGGTATCGCACCCATTTTAAATGGGAAAATGGACTAACGGTGCGTGACTGGCGTTATGTCGTCCGTATCGCCAATATTGATTTATCTAAAATTGGTAAAGATCCAGAAAAGGAAGATGCTCTTGACCTTCCTGACTTATTGATTCAAGCAATTGAAAAAATTCCTAATTTATCATTAGGCCGTCCAGCTATTTATTGTAATCACCAAATCCGTAGCTGGATGCGTCGCCAAATTAAAAACAGTAAAAACGTCAATATTTCTATGGCAGAAGTGGCAGGTAAGAAAGTCGTCACATTCGATGAGATTCCTGTTCGCCGAGTTGACACCATTCTAACGACAGAAGATCAGGTGAAATAAGTTATTGCGGTGTCGTTTAACGGCTCCGCTAACTTTCATTTATTTGGAGATAGTCAAAATGATTTTAGATAAAGAAACGCTTTTTTCACTGGATCAGGCGGTTACTGCATCTGCTGTAAGTAAGCAAATTATCGACTTAACGCCAGTGCATGGTGCATTTCGTGATATCGGTATTGGTGAGCCGTTAGAGCTGTTTGCACAAGTTACTGAACAGGCTAAAGCAGCAGGTGAAGCGACTGTTCAAATCAAGTTAGAAACCGCGACAGACGATAAATTCTCTGATGCTAAATCTATCTTTGAATCTGTGGCAATACCAATTGCTGATTTAAATGCAGGTAAACGTATTGTGGCGAAAGTACCTCAAGGCGTTTTGAAGTACCTGCGCCTGCAATATGTTGTTGCAGAAGGTCCATTAACAGCGGGTAAGTTCACTGCGGGCATTAACCTAACTGTTGATGCTCATCCTATTTACGATGCTGTAACTCAATAAGGTGTGACATGTCACGATATAAGGTTTTAAAAAAATCATTTATCGCTGGGCGTCTACTTGAAATCGGTGAAGAGGTTGAGTACGACGGTATAGCTGGCGATAACTTAGCGTTAATTGGTGGCGCTGATGCTCGACTTAATACTCATAGTGTGGCTGATGGAGCCAGTGATAATACTGGTGAAGGCATAAGTAATATTGCTGTTAGCGGTTCAGGTGTGGCGATTGATTCAAGCCTTGATGCGCTTCGTGAGCAATATACCCAGCTATTTGGTAAAGCACCTCATCACAATATGGGCGCAGATAAAATGCGCACCGCAATAGATGAAAAGCGGAAAGAACTAGGGGTTTAACCCCCGATGATAAAGGGGGGCGAGAGCCCCTTTTTTATTGGAGATAAATGATATGGACTCAGAAATTGAAATTTGCAATATTGCATTAAGTCGCATTGGCAATAGTCGTTCGATTAATAGTATGACTGAAGCCAGCAAAGAAGCCGTTCAATGCAACCTTCATTATGCGCAATGCCGTGATAGTGTATTGGCCGATTTTCCTTGGAACTTTGCAACTAAAAAGGTGGCATTAGCCAATACAAATAATCCTCCACCTAATTGGGCGTATGCCTATCGCTATCCTAATGATTGTCTAAAAGCCATTGGTATTGTCGAACCTCATCAAAAGTACCGTAGACCAGATACAGCAATCCATTTTCATGTTGGTTCAGATGAAAACGGTACTGGTCGTTTAATTTTTACTGATCACCCTAGTGCATGGCTTGAATATGTTGCACGTATTACTGACGTCAATATGTTTGATGCGTTATTTAAAGATGCGCTTGCATGGCGTTTAGCGGCTGAATTGGCTCGTCCATTGGCATCAAATGCGGGTATTGGTGGTGAAGCATTACAAATTTATCAAGGTGTTATTAAAAGCGCAGCCGCACATTCATTAAGTGAGTCAGCAGAGCCAACTGATTATATGGATGAATTCACACAAGCGAGGTTGTCATAATGCCATTTAGTCTTATTCAACCTAGTTTTTCAGGCGGTGAAATTGCACCAAGCCTATATGGTCGTGTTGATCTTGCGAAGTATTCAACTGCACTGCGCAAGTGCCATAACTTTATTGTTCGTCAATATGGTGGCGCTGAGAATAGACCAGGCACACGATTTATTGCTGAAACAAAGTATCAAAATAAGAAGTCTCGCCTTATTCCTTTCCAATTCAGCACCGTACAAACCTATGCGTTAGAGTTTGGTGATCGTTATATTCGTGTATTTAAAGATGGTGGGCAGGTTCTCTATGCTGATGGTGAACATAAAGGCGAAGTGTTTGAATTAGCCACACCTTATAAAGAAGCTGATTTGTTTGATTTGAAGTATACGCAATCAGCCGATGTTATGACGATTGTTCATACTGATTACCCACCAATGGAGTTACAGCGTTACGATCATGATGATTGGAAGTTAGTCTCCGTTGAAACCAAGAACGGCCCTTTTGAAGATATAAATACCGATAAGGCAATGAAAGTTTATGCCAGTGCAAGCACGGGACAAATTACGTTAACGTCTACGCATGATATTTTTGGTACCGAGCAAATAGGTAAGCAGTTCTATTTAGAGCAACGTGATATTGATGCGGTTCCTGTATGGGAAACAGATAAAACAACCAACCTTAATGATCAACGCCGTGCTGACAGTAACTACTATCGTGCCAATAGTGGCGGTAAAACAGGAACACTAAGACCGTCTCATACTGAAGGAATGAGCTGGGATGGTTGGGGTGGTGATACAGGGATCCAGTGGGAATATTTGCATAGTGGTTTTGGTATCGTAAAAATTGAAACTGTAAGTGAAGATGGTAAAACAGCCACAGGAAAGGTGATCTCTTATATTCCATCAAATGCCGTTGGTGAAGATAATGCAAGCCATAAATGGGCGCGTGCAGTGTGGAATGATGTTGATGGTTATCCAAGCACCGTTGTTTATTATCAACAACGTTTATTCTTTGCTGGCTCTCGTGCCTACCCACAAACGATATGGGCCAGTCGTAGCGGTGACTATAAAGACTTTGGGCGCAACAATCCTATTCAAGATGATGATCGCATTATCTACACGTATGCAGGTCGTCAAGTTAATGAAATTCGCCATTTGATTGATGTCGGTTCGCTGGTGGCATTGACCTCAGGCGGTGAATATCAAATAACAGGCGATCAGAACAAAGTACTTACACCTTCCAGTTTTTCAATGTCATCACAAGGGGCTAACGGTTCAAGTGATTTACCGCCAATCTCTGTTGCGAACATTGCGCTTTATATACAAGAGAAAGGCAGTGCTGTGCGTGATTTATCGTACTCCTTTGATGTGGATGGGTATCAAGGCACTGACTTAACTATGTTGGCAAATCACCTATTTCAACGTCATCGTATTGTTGATTGGTCATTTACTACGGTTCCATATTCTATTGCATGGTGCATACGTGACGATGGGTTAATGCTGGCTTTAACCTATTTAAGAGAACAACAAGTTTTTGCATGGGCGCCACAATCGACAGAAGGGAAATTTGAGTCAACGTGTTCGATCAGTGAAGGCAATGAAGATTCAGCCTATTTTATTGTTCAACGCACAGTAAACGGTAAACAGGTTCGGTATGTAGAACGATTAGCCAGCCGTTTATTTACTAGCACAGAAGATGCTTTCTTTGTGGATTCTGGCTTAAGTTATGATGGTAGAAATACTGATATATCAAAAACAGCAACCATCACTGGTGGAGCGGGTGAGTGGAACTATCAAGAAAACTATCCATTAGTGATTTCAGGTGATCCGGTCTTTAGTGCTTCTGATATCGGTAGTGCCGTCGATATTCCTTATTTTGAAGATAATGAGCACAAAGAGCTTCGTTGTAAGATTGTTCAATATATATCTGCAAATCAAGTTGTTATTTCTGCTAATCGCAATATTCCACCAGCATTACAAAATACACCCACTACTGAATGGAGCATTGCCCGCTATCGCTTTGCTGGCTTAAATCATCTTGAAGGTAAGACAGTTAATATTCTCTCTGATGCTAATGTTTCACCTCAGGCTATTGTCACCAATGGTGCAGTGGAAATTGATACGCCATCAGCCGTAGTGCATATCGGATTACCTATTACCAGTGAATTAGAAACACTTGATATCCATATTAATGGGCAAGAAACATTACTTGATAAGAAGAAACTTATTAAGGTTGCCAGCTTAATTGTAAATAGTAGTCGGGGTATTTGGGCTGGTACTGAAAAAGAACGGTTATATGAGTATCCTCAACGCCAATTCGAGTTTTACGACAATCCTGTTGATGATGCCACAGGCATTGTTGAAATTAATTTAGATGCAGATTGGAGCAAAAACGGACGTGTCTTTATTAGACAGGTTGATCCGTTACCGTTAGCGGTGCTCTCTGTTATTCCGCGTATTGATGCTGGTGGTTTCTGATATGAAAAAACATCATGTACAAATTATTCCTGCTACTCATGAACATATTGTTCGTTTATTACCACATGTAAGACAAGCTGATGTTGATGAGTTCTACGCTATGTCAATGCAAACACCTGAGCAGGTATTACGACATGGCTTATCTGTTTCTACTAAAGCTTATGCCGGCATTATTAATGATGAAGTCGTGACTATTTTTGGTGTTGCTTCTGGCTCATTACTTACTGGCTTAGGTGTTCCTTGGTTGGTGGGTTCTAACTTATTAGAGCAACATCAGAAAACCTTTCTACGACGCTGTAAACCCATCTTAAAACAGATGTTAGGGCAATACTCAATACTGATGAATTATGTCGATGAACGTAATCATATTGCTAAGGCGTGGCTCCATTGGTTGGGGTTTCAGATTGAAGAAGCAAAGCCAGCAGGTTTACTTCAGTTACCTTTCCATCGTTTTACATTGAGGGCTAAATAATGTGTGAACCAACAACATTAGCGGCAGCAGTAATTGGTACTTCTGCATTGCAAGCATACGGACAATATACCGATGGTAAATTTCAAGCATCAGTGGCTAATCAAAACGCCAAAATTAATGAAGGTGCTGCACTTGATGCAATTAATAAAGGCAATGCTCAGGCACAAGAACAGCGTAGACGCACTCGCCAATTAGCAGGTACACAGGCAGCAACAATGTCAGCCAGTGGCATTGATTTGAGCACTGCGGGGGCTTTAGATATTTTAGGTGATACTGCTGCAATGGGTGAGCTTGATGCGTTAACTATGGTCAATAACGCTTCTCGTGAAGCGTATGGCTATCGTATGCAAGCTGAAAATGATCGCCTTAATGCAAAAATGGCAAGACGCTCAGGCAATATGGGTGCAATGACAACGTTATTAACAGCACCTATTCAAGCTTATGGCGCGTATCAGTTGGCTGGTGGTACATGGAGTCCGTTCGGTGGTGGTGGCTCAGGTGCTGCGAAAGCCGGCAAAACATTCGCTAAAGCACCAAAAGGATTTTAATTATGCCAAAGGTTCCTACATACGATAATAGAACGGTTATGCCTGAGCAGTTACCGAATAATGGGTTTTCTGTTCAATCATCACCTGATGCTTTTGGCGCTGGCATTGGTCGTGTTGGTGAGCAATATGTTGGTTTGTTTGCAGAAGCAAAACAAAGGGCCAATGTTGCACTGGCGCAAGATGCCGCATTACAGCTACGACAAAAAGCCAATGAACTGATGACCGATCCGCAAAATGGATTACTTTCACAGCAAGGTAAGAATGCGATTGGTAAAGCGTTTGAGTATGAGCAGTCATTTCGTGATTATGCTGATGAAATATCATCAACATTACCTGACGATATTGTTCGACAAAGCTTTATGCAACAAGCGCAAGAAATGGGTGTTCAGTTTGCATCACAAGCGAATCGTCATGAGATGGGGCAAATCAAAGCTTATGAACAAGATCAGTTTAAATCAACGCTAACATTAAATGCAGAGTCTGCCGCATCAATGTACGGTGATAATCAGGCTTATATCTCTGCACATAAACAAGTGTTTCAGCAAATAGAAGAGTTTGGATTATCACACGGTTGGGGTGAAGAGCAGATCCTCGCCAAGAAACAAGAATTCAAAGTGGCAACTGCTCGTAAAGCGATTGAAAATCAACTCGGTGCTGATTATATGGGGTTCTTAGAACGAAATGGAGAACCTTCAAGCCTTGGTGGTGCTACCAGAAATAATGCGTTCTATGGTGGTACTGTTAGTAAAGTTAAAGGAATGACCCAGCAGGGCAATATTAACTTACTCAATAGACCAACAGTTAAAAACGAAGACGGCTCAATTAGTACAGTAAGAACGATTTCTATTGGTACTGATGATGGTGAAGTGCTAATACCTACCGTAAGTGACGATGGCAAGCTGTTATCTGATGATGAAGCCATTGTGTTATATGAGCAAACAGGTAAGCACTTAGGAATTTTTGATAACCCAGAAGATGCAACTGCTTACGCTGATAATCTGCATAAACAGCAAGAGAATATGTATACACCTAGTAACGGTGATACAAGAGGTGTTAGAAACAACAACCCTGGTAATATTCGTATATCTAGCAATAAATGGGTAGGACAAACCGGTGATGATGGTGCATTTGCTAAGTTTGCCACACCTGAGCACGGCATTAGAGCATTAGGTAAAAATCTACTTTCTTATGCTCGACAAGGGTTTGTTACACCAGAGCAGATCATTAATCGTTGGGCGCCACCAGAAGATAATAATGATACTCAGGCATACATTGAGTATGTATCTGATTACCTTGGTGTTGCACCTAATCAGCCATTAGATTTAACGAATCTTGATACCTTAACGCATTTATCGACAGCGATAATGTATAAAGAAAATGGCCGTAATCGTGTTAATTACACTGATGAGCAGATAGCAACGGGAATACAGTCAGCACTTGGTTTTGTTGAATTACAAGCGACATCTGAAGCACCCAAACTATTAACGGGATCTGCCGCTTTCGATGCCTTAGATGAAGCTGACCAAGCAAAATATTTACGACAAGCAGAACAGCTACGTAAGCAAAAGCAAAGTGAGTTACAGCAACAATTCGGTACTCGTGTAGCGGACTCTTACGCAGCATGGGAAAGAGGACTTGATGCACCTAATGCGCCTACTCATGATGAATTAATCTCTGCGTTTGGCTATGACAAAGGTTCAGCTATGTCTGCTGATATGCAAGAAGCTAAGCGTTATGCTGGTTTTATGTCAGCAGCTAAAGAAATGTCGCCACAAGCACAGCAAGCTTTGTTATCTCAAATCAGACCACAAACGGGCGAAGCAAACTACGAAAGCAAAATTCAACGTTGGGAGAAATTTGGTAAGTTCGTTGAAAGTAACATCAAAGAACAAGATAAGCAGTTTGCAGCTAACCGATTACAACTTTCCATTCAAAATAACTTTCCGCTTGATCCTAATGATAAGAATAATCAGCAGGCAGCAGATGATTACTTTGAACAACATATTCAGCAGAGCTTTAATTTACGTGATGATAATAGCTTAAATGCCGTTGCTGAACTTACTGCAAGAACAGGGATTATCCCATCACAAGTTAAGTCTGTATTGAATATGGGGGCAACATCTAAAGATCCTGAAGTTGTTCTTCCTATCGCGAAAATGTATGGGCAGATATTTGATAATAATCCGGCCTCAGCGACTGATATTCCATCAAGCACAATGGCGTATTACTCAAAAGTATATAGTTTAAGTCGTGCGGGTATGCCTGATGAGAAAGCGGTAGAAACTGCATTTAAGACGACATTTGAACAAGATGAACGCACTAAGCAAATGATCGCTTCTCAAATCAGGGATAAAGGATATATCAAGGATAGAGATAAGGCTGCACAATCTAATATCAATGATTTTCACCCTTGGTATAAACCATTTTCTTCACCAAGCGTTAGTAAGCCTGGTGCTCAAAATGGCGCTTACTTACGTGACTATCAAACACTGTATGACGCTAACTTTGCTGAAACAGGCGGTGACGCAGAACTAGCCAAGAAAATGACTAACGCTCAAATTAAAAGAACGTGGGCGGTATCAAATATTAATGGCAGTGAAGAAGTTATGCGTTATGCACCAGAAGCTGTATACGGTATTAATGAATCAGGTGCCGGAAACTGGATTGCTGGCCAATGGGAAGAAGAGAAAAAGCAATTAATGTCTAAGTCATTTGGTGGCGCTTCTTCTGGCACTGAAATCGTTATTGTCTCTGATGCAGTGACTCCCAGAGATTACAGCTACGGCATAATGATAAAACAAACCGGTAGTGATGATATCCCTATTTATCGCCCATACACGGGAGATAACGGCTTACCTATTCGTTTTAAACCAGAACAGTCATCATCACCAATGTATAAAGAGGTAATGGAAAAACGCCAGCAAAGCGTTAAGGAAGCTCAGGATAAAAGGGAACGAGAAGAAGCATTGGATAAATCGCGCTCAGAATTTGATGAACGTCGTCAAAGTATCCGTGAGCAATATAAAGAAGCTCACAATGAGCGAGTAAATAAATTCAATAATTATTTTTCTTGGGATAAAAACTGATGCCTATTTACGAACAACAACCTGATGATATTTTATCTGCGGATATTAATGCTGTTCAGCAACCTGAACCTACTTATGGTGACAATGTTTCACAGTCTTGGTATGACCCTATTAATCCGCTTGATGATAGACGGCAAACTAAAGAATTACGTGATGCAGCGTTCCGTATAGATAACTCAGTGGGTAGCTTGATTGCTACTGCACCTTTTAATCAATTTGAAGATGTAGAAGGCTATAACCCATTTGAAGATGAATTAACGCTTTCAGGCTATGAAGACTATGCCGATGCCTTTATTCATTCAAACTCTCCTCAAGAAACCGCTGCAATAAAACAACGTATTGATCGTGAGCGTAACGATAAGCAAATGTTAGCAGATGCTGGCGGTGCTGGTGTTGTGAGTAGTATTGCTATGGGGGTTATTGATCCAATTAATGTTGCTGCAATGATGATACCAGGGGGAGCCATTGTAAAAGGTGGCAGCGTGACCACAACCGCAGGTAAGTTTGCATTGGCAAATACCGCTGGTGGTGTAGCTTCTGAAATGGCATTACATAGTACCCAAGAAACACGAACATTAACTGAGAGTGCGATTAACGTTACGCTGGATGCCATGATAGGCGGAACCTTAGGTTCAGCCGCACAGTTAGTAAAAAACCGTGGTGAATTGGTAACAAAAGTAAGAAATGATTTAATTGGAGAACAACAATCAGGGCAACAAAATATTCCAAATAATATTCCTGATAATTCTAGTGTTGGTGCAATGGAAGTACCTAACACCACATTAGAACAAGAAACCTTAAAAGGGCCATCATTTATTAATCGTACGATGAATGTTAGCCCTGTTGGCCGTGTTGCTCAATCCCCCTCTAAAACAGCGCGACAAATTAACCAACAACTCACAGAAAATAACTTTACCTTTGCTAAAAATGAAGAAGGCATTGCGACATTTACCGCTGTTGAAACAAAAGTTAGAGGTTATGAAACTCTCGTTTATAAGCAAGTAGAATCAACGAAAGACCACTTTAAACAGTATCGTCAATCTGGTGGCCGTGATATGAGTTATTACCAATTTAGTGAAGCGGTTGGTGATGCTATGCGCAATGGTGATACTCATGCGATACCACAAATTGCAGAGGCGGCACGTTCTATTAGACCTATTGTCGAAGCAACCAAAGATAGAATGGTTGAATTAGGGATCTTACGTGAAGGTGTAAAGGTGACAACAGCACAAAGCTACTTCCCTCGTATTTATAAATTCGACAAAATTTTAAATGATCGTACTGAATTTAAGAAAATCATTGCTGACTGGTTAGAAGAGATTAATCAAACCTCGATAAATAAAGCCAAAGGTAGCCTTGATCGTGCTGAAATCGGTATTGATAAAGCACGCAATGCATCACCACAAGCTGAACGTTTAGGGCTTGAGATTAAAGAGGCTGATAGTTGGTCGGGTAAAAAGTCTTTGCTGATGGATGATATTAATAAATATCAAAAAATCATTAATGAAAAGAGTGCGGTAGAAGTTGAGCTAAATTCACTTTCTAACCTTGCTAAGTTAAATAAAACACAAACAAGAAGACAAGCAACATTACAAAGAAAATTACAGCGTATTAATGATGCTGAGAATAAATTACCTGCATTACAACGTAGTGTTGATATTCTTGATAACCCTCGCAAGTTTAGAAATGAACATCGTCGTTTAACACGAACTGCGAATTCATTAACTCGTCATGACAGAATTAGACAATCCGCATTAAATCGCATGACACCTTTAGAGCGTGAAGAGTTAGATGCCGCAGCAGATGATATCGTTAATAAAATTATCGGGGCACCGTCAGGCATTGTACCCAGTGAACTGATCCCCGATGGATTAGTTAAACGTGCTGGTTTTACAAAAGATAGAACCCTAAACATTCCTGATGAACGCATTAAAGACTATCTCGAATCAGATGTTAACTATGTAATGGAAAACTATATTCGCCAAGTCGCGCCTGAAATTGAACTCACGGCTAAATTTGGTCGTGTTGATATGGATAATCAAATCAAAGCGATTACAGAGGAATACAACCAGCTTATTGCTGATGCAACCACACCTAAAGAACGTAGTCGATTAGAAGCACGAAGAGAGGCGGATTTACGTGATATTCGTGCTATGCGTGACCGTCTATTAGGAACTTATGGCGCACCTAAAGATCCCTCTAGTTTCTTTGTTCGTGCTGGTCGTGTGGCTCGTCACGTTAACTTCTTACGTTTATTAGGTGGTATGACAATATCATCATTACCTGATATGGCTCGTCCGATTATGCAACACGGTTTACGTAGTGCGTTAAAACCATTGGGTAAGATGCTAACTGATATCGGCGCTATGCGCATTGCTAAAGCTGATTTACGCGAAATGGGTATTGGTCTTGAATATGTATTATCAAGTCGTTCTAAGGTGATTGCTGATCTTAGCGATCCATATAGCAGACGCAGCTATTTAGAGCGTGGCTTACAATGGTCATCACAGAAATTTGGCAATCTTACATTGATGAACCAATACACCGATACTATGAAAATGTGGTCTGGTGTTATTACTCAATCTAAGGTGCTGAGAGCGGCAAATACTTTAGATGCTGGTGGTTCGTTAAGTAAACGAGAAATAAAGAAACTGGCTCATATTGGTATTGATGAATCAATGCTAAAGCGTATAGCAGATCAGTTTAAGCGACACGGTGAAGACTTAGACGGCATGTTAACAGGGCACAGCCATTTGTGGGATGATCGTGTTGTGCGTGAAACTTTCCAAGCTGCAGTATTAAAAGATGTAAGAACTACAGTTATAACACCAGGTATTGGTGATACACCATTAATGATGAGTAGCGAACTAGGTAAGATTGTAATGCAGTTTAAAACCTTCTTCTTTGCTACTCACAATAGAGCGTTAGTATCAGGCATACAATCAGGTGATGCATCATTTTACTATGGGGCATTACTTCAGGTAGCACTTGGATCCCTAGTCTATATTCTCAAGGCTAAAATGGCAGGGCGTGATATTAATACTGAACCGGCTAACTTAGTAAAGGAGGGTTTAGACTGGTCAGGAATGATGGGCTGGTTGGGTGAGCCTAACAACGTATTGGAAAACCTTAGCGGTGGTACTTATGGTATGAGTGCCATGTTTGGTGGGCCACCAGCATCACGTTATCAAAGTCGTAATGGAATTGGTGCATTATTAGGCCCTACGTTTGATCTCGGTGGTGATATTAAAAATATCACATCAGGTGTATTAAACGGTGAGTTTGATGATAGAGAAGTACGATCTGTACGCAAACTATTACCTTTCCAAAACTTGTTTTATTTGTCACCATTATTGAATCAGGTTGAAGAACAGATGAAGTAATGGTGGTTAGATGAATATGAATAAACCTATTAGAAATGCAGAAAAAGATAAAAGTGACGCTCAAATGAATTCTAGAATAGGGCTATATATATTTTTTGCTGGAATAGTATTACTTATAAGCAAATACATATGGGGAACAGATGTTAGTTCCGCACTTGCTGGCGGTATAGCTGGAGGTGGTTTAGTCTACTGGGGAATGAATTACGACAAGGTTAGTAAACTAAAGCGAAAACTTGATGAGCTATGTTATAAAAAATATAACAAACCTCATAAAGATTCATGGAATGATATTGCTGATGACGAGGGGTATTGATGAAAAACTTATTATTAATAACATCGTTGTTATTTAGTTTTAATGCATATTCTTATGTGTATGGTGGTAGCAATTTATATGGTAGTAATTACCCATCATTCAATGATATGGAACCAAGCAGACCATATACAGACGATCAGTACTCTTGGCAGAATTATAAAAATGAGGCTGAACGCTATGTTGATGCAGCTAAAGAATATGTTGATAAAGCAAACAATGATATACAACGTATACAGGAAGCTAAGTCAGAAGCTATAGAAAACGCAAATAGAGTAATTGAAGAATATAATAGAAATGTAAGAGGGTATTAAGCAATGCACCGCGAATGCGGTGCATATCTCATTTTTTCAATTCAGCTAAAATACATTCCACCAACGGTATTATATTTTTATTGCCTCTCATCTTTTGAACTATAAAGTTTCTCATTGCAATCAGTTCTACAAGTGGAGCTGATACATCATGACCATCTTCTCCCATCTTTGTTAAAAGTGCTTCAAGGTTTGATTTTGTAATTAATTTTTCAATCCCTTCATCGGTATTCACTACATCTGGATAGTTAGCTGGTGCAGGGTATTCATACTTCTTTTCCATTGCTAAAGTCCTCACTAATGAAAACGGTCACGCAAACTATAATAACGTAAATGC